TCTACTCTAGCATTAGCATTATCACCTAAACTTTTTTTAACAGACTCAAGATCAGGCTGATCTGAACCAGTATGCTCTGCCCATTTAGTTATTCCTTCATTGAACTCATCTTGTGATAAGCCATTCTCCCAAGAATAATCTGCCCACCATTTAAGAAGTGGATTAGTTGCAGCTTCACCCTCATCTAATACTTCAGGTATTTGATAGTCACCTGAAGTAGCAGGTCTATTAGAGTAAGCTTCTGTCTCTAGTTCCTGCATAAGTCCTGCTTTTATATCTTCTTCTTTCTTACCTTTCCAAGATTCTATTTCAGAATATGACTTAGCCATATCTTCCCAAGTAGCAAACTTCTCAGGTAGTCCTTCAGGTCGAGTTGGTTCTGCTACAGATTCAGTTGTAATTGGAGGTGAGTTTACTTCTGTTGGGGTCTCTGTAGCAGATTCTGTTTGTGTTGTTTGTTCTTCACTCATTTTTTTAACCTCGTTGCATGATTGATTCTTTTAACCATTAAAGCCACTAAATATCTTTGCCCTTCAAGATGTCTAAGTTCTGCATCTGATATATTAGCACCACTAATTGCTTCTATAGTAATTGACTTTAAATACTTTAACATCTCCATTCCATTAGGAGTTTTGAATACTGATTCTATAACTTTGGAAATTTGTTCGTCTTTTTCTTTTGATCTAGGGTATCCATCAACCCCCAAGTGTTGAGGCATTTGGTAACTCTCCTTGTTGTTGTTGCTGTTGCATTTGTTGTGCCATCTGCACTAGCTGTTGTCTTTCGTCTGCATCTCTAATTAACTTATCAGGAACACCAAACTTCTTAGCTAAATAAAGTGCAGTCTCTTCTGAAGATATTAATATATTTAAAATCTCAGGACCGAATGAACCACTAACAGTTTGTAGGAATCTATTCAACGACACAATATCTTGATTGGATTGTGCTTGTGCAAGGGGAGAAACACTTCGTATCTTAACTTCTCTACCATTAACTGTCGGCATTTCTATCCGACCTTGCTTCTGTAATATATAGACTACCCTTTGCAGTAATGGCTGTACCATTTCAGATTGCAGTCTGCCAAATGCAGAGCCTATCTTACGAGATAGATCTGCCATACGTTCTGCAACTTCGGTAGCTGATGCAGGTGTTTTGTTTGGATCACCTAGCATATCATTATACAAAGCTCTCTTTATATTATTTCTCATGTCATTTAAAATAAGATTAGCAACATCAAATGATCCTGCTGCTCTAATTGGCTGTAGTCCTTGTGAGTTTGGTGCTTTAGGAATGACAGTCCCAGGAACTAGGTTAATAGTATCCACATTAATTATACCATCATCATCAATTTGATAGATACCTGATATAGCCATTTGTGCATTTTCAAGTATCATTTCTATTGTAAGATTGCAGGTCTTAATTGCACTAAGAGCATTTAATGCAGGACCTCTGCCATAAACTTCGCCTGATGCTTTACTCCATCTAAAAGCTATAAATGGATTTGATCCAACACCAGTATAAACTTCTGACATAATCATAGCTTTTTCATTTATATCTATAACATAGTAACCATACTTTTCTTCATTAGGGTCATCATATAAACGACATGATACTTCGAGTATCTTTGTTTTACCATCAGGACTTCTGCTAATTCTTTCTGCCATTTGTGGAGTAAGAATACCATTAGGATATGCTATTGGTATATCTTCATTCTTCATCATACGTTCACGATATACATGATCAACCTTACCATCAGGTCCAGTATCTAAAACAACATGAGGTAAAGGAATTGATTGGAAACGAATTGGATTAACAGCATCACCTTCCATGACACAGATAACTGCAGTACCAAGTGCCAAGTCTATAAAGCATTCATGTATCTCTTGAGCAAAGTTTGATGTCTGTAGTATTTCAAATACATAATCAGTCACACTATCAAGTGCATTATTGATATCATCTTTTTCTGCATCAGGAACTTCTTGACCAGTAACAAAGTCTGCCCATCTTGCAAAGTTAGGAGTAAGTCCTGACTGTAGTCTTGATGCAAATTCTTGAATACCTACGACTGCAGTCTCGTCAAAGATCTTGTCATCTTTTCTTTCGCCTACTGAAAAGTTTTTAAATCCTTGTCTTTGAGGTAAACAATACTCATAGATTTCATCATAAAGATCTTCAAAGTTAAGCCTTACAGCCTGAGCCTTCTCATAGCTTTGAAGCATTTGTTCTACAGTTTTTTCGTGCATTAGTTATCGTATTCGTTATAGAAACCTATGCCACCACCTGAACCTCTGAGCAAAGATCGTCTACCACTACCTTTTCTTTTTCGAGTTATATTTTCTTCAAGAACATCTTGTCTAGCATCAACTCTTTTTTGTGTCTCAACTTCTTTTTCAGCAACTGTTGGAGGAGGAGGACTTGAACTACCACCACTTAAACACATAGCATCTCCTTTACATTCTTGCCCATAATCCCTGCCTTTTCTGATGCTTAGGTCTACGATTAAAGACATCATATTCTACTCTAGCATTAAAGGTTTCAATCTTTTTGTTCATGCCTAGTACTTGCCTTCCTTCGCCTGACCCTAACATCAAATATTGCATGGCATCATGAATATGTGAGTATCGATCTTTAAGAGGTTTATCTTCATATCGTTCTCCTGACACTTGCATACGACGATATTGATAACCTCCCTCAAACCCTTTTACCAATTCTTTACACCTAAAGTCAATCAATATTCCTGAATTGCCATCAACCATTCTATTTAATACAGATGCAACAGACTCAATTCTTAAGGAAACATCATTACTTGTTGTAGGTCTAGCACTTAATCCTGCACCTCTTAATATCTGAAAAGGTGTGGATTCATCAGTCTGTGCCCTGAAGTCACCTGAAGGATCTCCATAAATATGTACTTCACAGTTAGCATATCTTGTTGCTATCTCTGCCCTTAACAATTCTGCAAACCTAACAATCCCCATATCAAAAGCTACTATCTCTTGCAGTATTAACCATCTGCCTCTTACCTTTTGACCAAAGACTGCAGCAGGAGTTAATCCAAAGTCCAATCCAATATATAAAGGAACACCATCAGCTACTGGTATTTCTTCTTTAGCTACATGAGTATCATGTACAAACATATTATAAACTGGCTTACCATCTTGAATACTGCCAAGCCTATTCATTACATACACATCTATCCAACTCTTAGTCTTACCTTGAACCAAGTTAGGATAATATGATTCTAATATATTTAATCTATTCTCTGCTTTTTTATTTGGCTTGTATCCAGTAACAGCACCATTTTCATCTCTCTCTTCTATCATACCACTAGGTTGTGTGAAGAACTGCCAGTTGTCAGGCTTGACTAACATACGACTTTCTTCCAAAGAAATATGATCAGGCACTGGAACTTCGCCACTCATAATAGACCACCAGTGATCTTCTTCAGGACTGTTAGTGTCACAGATAACACCACTCCAAGTTGCAGCACCATCTTTTACACTAGGATATCTGCCAACTCTCATAGTGCAAGCATCAATAATTGACTTAGGTATTTCCCTAGCCTCATTGACCCATACACCAGTAAGTTCCAATGAAAGTAATTTTTTTACATCTTCAGGTCTATCAAGTGCTAGGAATATAACTTCCATATCTAAGTCACCTGCTGTTATCATATGAGTATAAGGAACAGACCACATAAACTTTCCCCACTCATTCTCAGGAAACCAATCAAGCCAAGTCTTAATAGTTGTTGTTCTTAGTTGTGGGTTAGTGTTTCTAATGATTGCCCATCTGCTTTTTCTCTTACCATTCTTATCAGGCTTTTGCATTAAGGCTCTACGAAATATTTCAATACTACAAGCTACTGACTTGCCACTACCAACTGGACCTCTTATGCCACGAAAGAAAGTATTATCTTTCATAAAGTCCTTGATAACTTGTCCATCAGGTTTGTATTTAAATTGTATCAATGTGAGTATTAACTCCGACTCTAAGAAGAGTGTCCACAGTCTCAGGACCAATAACAGCTATTACTTTGTCGGCTTCCCTATCAGTACAGAATTGTTCAGGGTGATGTTTTAGGTGAACTCGCTTCACCACTTCTCTAAGTATTCGTCTCTCTTCAATCTTGAGAGTATGTAAGAAAGTCATTTAACAACTCGTGTCTTACGATTCACTTGTTTCTCATGAAGTACCTTACAGTACTTGTTATAAAAAAAATTACCTAGCTTATTAAAAAATTTAAATAGTTGGAAGTATATATCAATCATTTTCTATCCTATGAATAAGATCTATAGCTTTTCGTTTTGCTTGCAATCTTTTTGGGCTGTTTAGATACTTGTTTATTTCTTCTAACTGCTCTGCGTTTAGCAGCCGTAGTGGCTTTGTATTCAGAGTCCGATAAAGCTTTAATTGCTTTCTCAGGTAGATAACGTTCGCCAGTTGCCTTTGACCCTTGTGTACTAGGTTTACCTGATTTCGTTCTCCACTTTTGTCTTGTCCAAGCACGAAGCGACCTCTGTGATTTCTTTAAAGCCATTAGGAAGTATAACCTCCACCTTTAGCTTTATATTGTTTAGCTAACATCTGTGCCTTACGAGCAGACCATTGACCAGACTTGCCACCTTTGTTACTCGCTTTGATCCTATTAAACAAAGCCTTTCTCATTGAAGGCTTTGTATAGTTTCCTGCTGCATTAACTGCCATCTACTTTTTCTTCTTAGATGCCATAATTTTTTTCTGTAAAGAAGCAGGTAATGTCTTTTGCTTTGCAGTCATCTTCTTCTTTGCAGGTGGTCGACCCTTAGTAGTTCCGTATGTTCCTTTTCCCATTGGCATCTTAGCTTTCCTTTCTTTAAGTTTATATCTTAATAATTCAACTTTTAAATGAATTTCGTCAAGTCTTTTTCTTTGACTTGTTTCGTTTCGATATTGCTCTAGCTTTTGCACGAGCATCAGCCTTACTTGAAGCACCCCATGCACGAAGCGATAATAATAACCTAGTAGGTTTTCCTTTAGCATCTTTCTCTGGTCCTCTCATTCCTGCCATTCGAGCCAAGAAGGAAGCTCGTCTTGGATTATCTCCACTCTTAACTGGTGCTTTTAATGTGCCTTTCTTATATGAGGCACGACCCTTAGCATTTAATCCACCTTTAGGATTCTTACCCTCTTTTCTAGTCCATGCAGCTGTTTTACTCATAACGTACCTTTTTGAATATTAATGTTTGTGTAAGACCCTGTCATGTACACTAGCCACACTTTTTTAACCCCCATACTATGTCAGGTCAATGGACACAGAAATATTACCCTGCACTAAATGCATTGCTTTATCCACTGGCTTGTACCCTGCACGATCAAGTATGTCCTTACTTGCTTCTAACTGGACGTACTCAGACTTAGCACTACTCGCTAAGTCCAGTACTTTCCTAGAAGCAATCGTAGCATTAAGTCCAATACTATCTCTTATTCTTTGTTGCATATACTCTTGGACATGAGGCAGTCGCAAAGTCTTACTGGCTGTCACTCTTCCTGATTCGCCTTCTGCGTATCCTGACTTTGCACTAGCCTCTTTGACACTACAACCAAATGCTACAATCGTATCAACTAAGGTCATCTGTTTTTTGGTTAACTTAAGCTGTTTTAACAAGAGAATCCCCCTTACCCCCTTTTATAGAGGGTAAGTAAAAAGCCTGTCAAGGGCTTTTTATTCTCTTTGTAAAACAATGACTTAAGCTTACTAAAACATACTAAAAGGTAAAGCACAAAGCCAAGACGGACAATCCCAAGAGGGATTGACTTCTGGTTTTATTGTGCTTGACCTAACAAAAGCATGGCAGATTACTCTGCCTAAGTCTTTTGTTATCATACGATAATTTCTTGGATAGAATCTTTTCCTTGCAATATCATTTCATGAAGTACCTGATGAAAGTCTTACATCTTCAGTAGAAGATTGTAAGGCTATTCCATCTTAATCAGGTACTCTTCCGTAGACAGTCGGCATGGCAAACTATCAGTCAACACCTCAAGTCCTATCTTTCATAAATATCTTTCGTGCGATATCAATCTTTGCCAAGTAACTTAAGTAGTCAATTCTGTACCTTGTGCCTGATCAAGCTCGTCTAATATCTACTCTAAGGCAGACATCTGTAAAGAGTTTCCTACTAAACATAATTCTTTGCGAGTAGCCATAGCATCTCTCGCTATCCTTAGATTGTCGTGTAATAAAATACTAATTATTTATCGCCTTCTAAAATTGTGATGCATACTAAAAGGAACAGCGAGTTCTGCATTGAAATAAACCTCTTGTTTGTAGTTGATTACTCTTTTCCTATTTTCGTGAGAAGCTCCTTTTAACTGCACGATTCATGCAATCAGAACCTCAGAATGATGATCACCATAACATGGGAATCTCTTAGACTGCAGGGCGAATGTGTCGCACCAAGAAGTGCGACGCTTTCTTTTACGCCCTTTGCTTGAAGTGCAAGACCAAATAGAATAAGCGTGTTGCTCTTCTTGCCAAGCCTAGAGGCTTGGACAAGACCTAACACCTAGATTCTTTTTGGTTCAGAGATTACCATGTTCTTGTGACATCATGGTTCAGATTCCCTGAATCATTTATTAAAAGGAGACGAAAATGAAAAAGACTAATCAAACAAACAAGGATTTATTTCAACTTAAACTAGCTGTTGTAATGCATCACAAAGGCGAACATAATGAGTATTTACGACAATCTATAGCAAGAGATGCTTGTTACTCAGCAAATAATTCCATTCAGTATAAAACTCAACAGATGTCAGACCTTAGAGAAGACATTGCCTCACTAGTTCCTGCCCAAGGTTCAGAAATTGTCGACGTTAAGTTGGCAAAGAAGGTTGATATCTTCAAAAGAATGAAAGATGAACTTGAGGAATTAACTGAGAGATTTGATACCGACAAGGCAGTCTACTTCAGAGTAACT